CCCCCTTCTACCGCCCTGAGATACGCCTCGCGGAGTTCTGCGAGCCGCGCGCCACGTGCGTAGGCAACACCTCGGTCATCAAGCCAGCGCTTAAGCTGCACCACGGTTGCCGGTTCTGCAGTGGACTGATCCAGCTGTAGGATGCGACGGTCCAATAGGTCCTGGAGCGCCGCCGAATAAGCCAGGACCTGGCTCGCCCCCGGTGCGATAGGCGGGTCCCCGCCAACCGTGACAGTGTGACGGTCACTGAGATTGATATAGCGCTGCATCGGTTCTCCTTATGCAACGTTCGTCAGCAGCGCTTGCAGCTCAGCCTTCTTGGCCGTCTTGGGATACGGAATTTCCTTCGCGTCCAGCGCGGCTTTGAGGCTGTCGACCGTGGCTTTTCCGTCCTCCGCTGCCTCGCTAGCGCCAGCCATAGGCTCGGGCGCCTGCGCCTGCGCATCAGCGGGATTCGTGGCGTTTTCGCCAGTCGGTACCTGCCCCTCAGACGCCGTTAGGTCCACCGACACCTGCGGGGTAAACGGTCGCAGGAGCTCGGCCAGATCATTCTGAGTCAACTGGTCGTATCGCTGGCGGTACGCCGGCGGCGCATCGCCGGCCACGGCGTCGCACGCCTCAACGAAATCACCCGCCCGGTAAGCGCGCGGGTCGCGCAACTGAATGCCCGCTCGTCGCGCGAGCGCTTTGTCCTGCGGCGAGGGCACACCAGTCACAAACAGCAAGACCCGCTTGGGCTTGTGCTTTGTCTTCATGAGATACCTCTACACGGAAAACGGGGCGGGCCCAGCCCACCCCTGATGTGCTACTTGGTGACCACGAGGACGCCGGCCGTGTCCTTGTTGGAAGACGCCGTCTTGTCCCAGTTGGCGGAAGTCCCCAGAGCCGTATCGTTGGGGGATTTCCCGCCGTTCGCCTGGTCCCAGCTGTAGCCGGCCAGGCCGACGTTGTAGGTCCATTCCGCCTGATAGATCCGCGAAATGTTCTCGTTGCCGACTTGGTCCACCATCACCGCATTGAAATCGCCGTTGTCCTGCACCAGGCCCGCGCCAGGGACCAAGCCCAGCGTGTTGTACGTGATCTCATCCTCACCCGCAGCCGGATTGATCAGCGGGTCGGCATCGGTCACCACGAAAATGCGGCCAAACGGGTCACGCATGACGTTCACGGTGCCGTAAGTGAACAGACGTTCAGCGTTCGACAGCGCGTTGTCGTACAGATTGGTCAGCACGGTGGAATGCAGGACCCAGGCGGCGAGTGCCCCGGATCGATCCCCGAACTTGCCGGCGCCCTGGTTCAGTACGCGCCAGTTGGGTCCCGCGTCCGTACCGTCATGCACGATGGCCGGGTTGCCCTTAAGCGCCGCCACCAGGGTGCGAATCACGGCGTTGAGCATGTCCTGCAGCTTGGCCTTGGCCAACTGCTCGCCAATTTTCAGCGCCGCCAGGGTCGGATTCTCTTGAATCCACAGATACTGCTGCGGCTCAAACTCGATCGGCGGCGTCCCAGCCGCGACCTTGACCGCAGTGTTAGCCAACTGCTCCAGGCGCTTGGGCGGCACCGTGCCGCTGCCGTAGGCATCGCGGCGGCGCACCAGGCCACCGATCTGCTTGAACATCGATTCAATGCTGAAATCGCCCTTGTTCGCGCCCGAGGCCAGCACCAGCACACCGCCGGATGCCTCATTGAATTTGTTGACTTCCTGGTCCACCAGCTCCGTGATGGTCGTGGAAACCTGCTTGTTGAACACCACCAAATCGAAAGGCATGCTTTCGCTCCCTATTGTTTACCAACCTTGTCCAGGTAGGCCACGCGCTCGGCGTCGGTCTTGCAATCAGCAAGCGACCCTGCGGTGTGGCGCCCACCACCATTTCCATTCGCACCGCTACTGCCACCCGAAGCGCCGGAGCTCTTCAGGATGTGGTCCTTGTGCGGGTACTGCTCGATGAGATAGTCCAAGGCCTCGTCGAACTCGGCGATTTCGCCCGGGCGCGAACGGCTGAAAATCTTGTTGCCGTCTTGCCCATAGGCCACGACCTTGCCGTCTTCGACCTTGAATGCCGACCCGAATCGCGCCTGTACCAGATCCGCCGGCACAGCCAGCTTTTCTGCGATCACCTGCGACCGCGCGAAGCTGCCGCCGATCATGTGGCTGGCCAGGTTCTGGTTTGCCTGCACGAGCTGCGCGCGGGCCTCGTCGATTTGCGCTTGAAAGCCCTTACTGACTTCAGACTTGACCTTCTCGACTTCGCCGGCATCCACCAGCTTTTTGTCGTCCAGGTTCTTGACCGTTTCCAGCGCCTTCACCGCGGCGGCCGGATCTCCGATGTCCTTGAAAGCATCCAGCCGCCCCTCTGCGGCTTCCGCGCGCTCCCGGTGCGATTTCGCCTCGCCGTTCAGGCGGCTAATGGTCTGCACGGTCCCGGCCGCATCGAATGCGACCTCTTTGCCGTCATCCTGCACATAGACAGGCTTACCGTCTTGAACCACCACGTGGCCGTTCTCATCGAGCTTCAATTTCATGGTCATCCAACCTTGTCCAATGGGCCATCCGGCCCGAAACACCGCCTTGCATCCGCGCCGCGGCCAAAAGAAAGGGCCGTGGCGCAACAGCGCACCACGGCCCTACGTCACGCGCCCCGACGTTTAACGGGGAGCAGAAACCTCGTACTTCGCCCGGAGCTTATCCAGCGTCAGCGGGTTGCCTTGCATGTCCAGCAGATCGGTCAGGGTGAGCTTGCCCTCCTTCCACAATTCCAGCCGCCCTGGCCCGAAGTACTGCCGCTTGAACTTATCCGACTTGCGGGACAGCCATTGTTCAAAGGTTGGCCCACGGCTGAAGGTGCCATCGACGCCCGGCAGCGCCGCGCCGACGCCGGTCTGCAGCGGCTCCGGCACCAG